GTATATTCTTAGTCATACATGCCATTTGAAATTTAAGTAAGGCTCTAACATAATGAATACCTACTTCACTGTGTACAGGTGTAGCCACCATAATTCTATACTTAGATTGAGGTGGTAATGTATGTCCTTTTAATTGTTCTGTTAGATCTATTGTTTGCACAGGTTCCTTATCAAACCAAATAGGTTCATTAGATTTTTCTTGCATCACTTGTTATTCCAGTTAAAAATTGTGTCCAGGTTGCAGCTTGTTTAGGCCAACTATAATACAGATTGTAAAAATCACTTTGTCTTTTTAAATGATCTTGAATAGGTTTAAGAGTAATCGCTTCTGCCCCTTGTTTAATAGCTTGTGCAAATTTAAAAGCCAGCCTTCTGTGATTATTATCGTAAGGTACATAAATACCAAACTCAGAACAAGTTTCTGCTAAAGCTCCTAAGTTTGTTACAATTGTATAAAGGCCTGCTGCCATAGATTCTATAGCTGAAATACAAGATGTCTCTTCCCAGATACTCGGGTAAACAAACATATGATAATCTTTTAAATGTTCTTTAATATAACTATTAGGTTTATAACCTATATAGTTTACATTTTTTAATTGTTTAGCTTGTTCATATAAACCTTTGTATTCTTTATCATTCTGTTCATAAAAAGCTTTGCCATAAATCTCGGTAGATGAATAAACATCTAAAGTAATTAAAGGGTGATTTACTAATTGCATAGCCCCAAGCAATACATTTAACCCTCTCCAAGGAGTTATTTGATGTATAATTTTTATAGGTTTATCTTTTTCGTAAACAGGAGCAGGTTCTATTTTACTTATACCGTTCTTAATAATCATACACTTGCCTCTATCTAAACCAAATTTTTTAGTAAAATTTTCAAAGTTCCAATGTGAGTTAAATACATACCAATCATATTTAGTGTGATTCTTTTTATCTTGAAACCAAGGATAGATATTGGGTTGATCCCAAGAATTTTTTTGCCAAAGAATATTTATTTTATCTTTTGATAAGGGAATTTTTTCTGGAACAGATGTTGTAATTTGTACTTTACTTAATAGTTGAAGATCTACGTATTGAGTTAGATATTCTAGCTGTAGTTCCGTCCCACCTTTAGGTGTTGGATTTATTGTCATTATTCATTACTTTCTGAAATAAGTCTAAATTCTTAGGGTCAACTGTAACTTCACAATCAACCACAATGTCAGGACCTTCTACTTTCTCTTTGTAGATTTCTCCTGTCTTTTTATTACGATAAGTATATTTAGTTATACACTTAATCTTTGTTATATCATCCATTCTGATCTTCTCTATTTACTAGAGCATAACTTACAAATCCAGTTATTGTATCTGCAGTACTTGCTTGCATCTTTATAACATCGCCCGCTTCTAAATTCAAGGTATTAGAAAGCATATTTTTAAAATCTTTATTAAGCTGTGCATGACTTATTTCAGTATCACTACCACCAGATTTTTTTAAATAAAGATCTACATCAACGTTAGATGCCGCTTCATGACTGGCTTGAACAGTTTTAACAATAGCATAGGCACTAGTGTTAATAGTTAACACTGTTGTTAAATTTGTAGTGGTTAAATCAATTGCTGCGCTTTTATATAATACTGCCATTATGCTAAAAAATAATTATAAATATCTTGTTCTTCTTTTAAATCTTGTTGAAAAGAAAAATTAAGTTGTTGTTTTAAAGTATCTAATGCTTCTAAAATTTGACGTTGATTAGATGGATCATACGTTGGCGCCGGTTCTGGTATGTAATTAATTATTTTAGCCATTATCTTCTACCATCTGGTCTTGTATCCAATCTAAGAGAACCATATCTCCAAGACTCTCCTACTGCCGTGTTTTCAAATTTCACACTTACTAATCTTCCTCTTGCTCTAGTATCTATCTTATCAGTGGTTGAGGTAACTGTAAAGGGTCCTAAAGGTGAACTAGTCTGAGTGTCAGATGGATAGTCTGATATAAATAAAGTAACTTGGTTATTACCCACAATCTCTTTATAGTCAGGAATAAACCTGCTTACTGAAGCAAAAAATTCACCATCAGCAATGTCAAAATCTCCAGATCTTATAAACCCTTGAATAGCAGATGTACCCGTGCTGTTAACTTGATCTACACCTTTTTCATGTTCATATAAAACTGTGGCCCCATCTTTGTTAGTAATTCCTGATATTGGAAAGAAAGGAGTATCCGAAGGACTATTAGAATCTGTAGATCCGTTTGGAATATAATCAGTAGCATAAGGTCTTTCAAAAACAGCTGCGTCTACATAAGTGGTTCTATCTAATGTACTTGTATTCCAGCTATTTTCTGCATAATTATAAGTCACACATCTATCAACTTGTAGTGAATTTTTTGATGGATAAAACCAATTTACTTCTGTGTACAAACTATTGTGACCTGCATAGATAATTTCATTAGCATCAAAATTAAGACCTGGATTACCATCACCTGTAGTAAATACAAAGTCTTCTACTAAACAAGGTATTTGTTTTACCGTTCCATCAAATGCAAAAAAACCACCTGCTTGACCCATCCAGTAAACAGCACCTTGAGCAAAAACAACAGCGTGTTGTCCTAAACATCCGCAGTTAGTCCCCACTTGTCTAATACTAAATGTAAATGGTGGTCCTACAAATTGAGCTACATAAGCAGCTTGATCTGTTAAAATTAAAACATAATCTTTACCTTGAACGGCGGCGGTAATTTTATTTCCTGTATCTAATCTAAATGTACCAGCAGTATTTGTTGCTGTCGGTGTGTATACGTTTAATGTTTCTTGATTAGTGAACCTGATAAACATAGGGTCTTGTGTCGTTGCATCAGTCATATCCGTTAAAGCACCAAACTGAAATAAATGTCTATCTCTGTCTGAGAATAAAGATAACGTTGAAACCATATTAACTTCACTGCCTACCCCTGCAATTACAGTGGCTCTAGTTGCTAAAGCTCCAGAAGAATCCCATTGAAAAGTATTTCCATTTCTTAATGTTGCAATCAAGGTATTACCAGCATGATCTAAAGACCAGTTAGCTGGGTCTAACGTTACGTTTGAAGTTGATCTTGCTGTGCCCCAAGCTTCTTTACCCCATTGATAAGTGCTCCAACCAAAACCTAAAGTTTGAAAAGTGGGTCCTGGTCTTATGTACCTTTGATAGTTAAATGATCCTTGAGCCGTCATTCCGGAATTACCTTCCGCTGTCGTTACACCTGCAGCAGGGTTCAATAAACTTATAGTAAATGAGTTTGCGTTAGGGACGGTTAATACTTCAAAAGCGTAGGTTTGAAAATCAGGTGCTGTAAGTGTTGTAGATCCAGCCACAGATACAGAAGTAAATACCACGTAATCTCCAACTATAATACTGTGACCTGTAGAATTTATCGTTACTGTAGAACCAGCTGCTGAAGAAGTAGTAAAGGTTCCTCCTGAAACTGGAGATCCAGCTAAAGGGGTAATATCATAAAATCTTTCACCACTAAAAATAAATAAACCTGAACTTGTTCCAATAGCCGAAAATTTTGTACCACTTAAATTAGTAAATGTATGTTGAGCCCTAGCTACACCAGGAAGAGTATTATTAGCAGTGGTTAATTGATCCCAACCACCTATTTTTTCAGGCACTCCATATCTAAATCTAACAAAATCACTATCAACCCATTTACCTGCAGCGGCTGAAGGCGTGCTTTGTTTATCAATACCTGCTTGAAATTTTACTTCTTTTAATGCCATGGGGTTTATTATACTGGTTTTTAGGCAAAAATATAGTCCATTCTAGCTCCTGGATCAAATCATTTACATAGATCTTTTTTATGATATAAACGGTTTAGAATGATACGAATATATAATGACTTTTTTTCAAATGGGCAGTCTTCTCAAATATTTAGCTTTGTAACTAGGTCTTTGTTTAAGATCGGATGGGAGGACACAGATGAGCCACAACACAAAGCCTATCCAAATATACACAGTGTCTATAATAGAGAGGATGTAGATAAAATTGATTTACTTAAACCTATTATTAAGAAAACTAGATTAACTGAAAAACAATATGATAAATGTATAGTTAATCTTACTAAGCCCATGGATGTAAATTTTATTCATGAACATCCAAAACAAGTGGTTGCCCTTTACTACGCTAATATGTCATGGAATCCTGAATGGGGAGGAGAGACGATATTCTATAAAAAAGACAGAAAGACAGTAAGTCTTTGTAATCCATATACTCCAAATAGTTTAGTTGTTTTTGATGGATCTACTCCACACACAATTAAATCACAAAATTTAATTGGACCTTCATACAGATTTACAATAAGTTTATTTTTCAATGTTTAAAAAGAAAGAATTAATTATAAAATCAAACACTATCCCTATAGATATTGTAAAAAATCATTTATTACCTTTCCCTAATAATTTTCCAAAATATTTTAAAGACATACCTAAATCTTTTTTTGACCAACAGAATAGAAGAATTAGATCTATGACTACAGTGAGAAGCTGCTCTGGTTTTATTAATCTTTTTAAAAGAAGTATTTTATTTACTTGCCCTTATGACATTGAATTGTTTATTGATAAAAACGAAATAAGAGGAATGGTCGGATCACAGCCTTGGAATAACTGTGTTATGAAACATGCTGATTGGCAATTTTTAGAATACGCAAAAAGCGATTATAGTTGTGTACTTAAATTTAATTTCGATATTTTTGTGCAGTGTAATCAAAATGTTTTAATTTCAAATCCTTGGTGGCATTTAAACAATTTTGAAATTATACCGGGTATAATAAACTGCAAAGAAACAATGGATTTAAATATTTTCATACCTAAAAGAAGAGGTATAAATCAGTTATATATACCCCAGGGAACTCCTTTATGTTACATTCATATTGAAACAGAGGATTCTATAAAACTTGTTTTTAACAATGAAAAATTTAATCCTTCAAGTCAACAAGGTTTGTTTTATAAATTTACAAACTTAAAAAACAAATTAATAAAAAACTTAATAAATAAATAAATAAATTATTTTAACATAGGTTTAATACCTATAGGAAAGGTATCAGCGTTTGCTGCAAGTGTTCTTCTTTTTTCTTTATTGTTGTTAAATGGATAAACCGTATGTCTTAAATCATATGGAAAAACGTACATATCACCCACAGCTAAAGTTGGCTTTAAAGTAAAATTACAAAATTGTCCAGTGCTACTACTTATAAATTCTAAAGCTCCGTTAGTTGGTGTTGACCCAGGAGGACCTGGTGAATATTCTTTTCCTAAATTTTTAGGAAGCTTTAAAATCATTACAGAGGAAAGACCAGTAAAAGAAACAGCAGAAGAGTGATAATGAACAGGATTGTATTCTCCTGACTTCATTTCATTTACCCAAACAAAACTTAAATTAATTCCAACTTTGCTTGAAGACAAAGTATCTAAATAATCTTTAAATATTTTTATTAACCAATCATAACTTTGAGGACTTAAATAATTACAACGAGTGCGTTCATCACTTTGAAAAGAATCATATAAAGTAAACTCATTTTTTATTTTACCTGCTAACATTCGATTAGCATTTTTTAATTGTAAATTTTTTCGATTATCAAAAGTTTTATTAATATCGTTTACTATCTCTTGAGGAGCTTTATACCTAATAACATATTGACCTAAATTAAATATTTCCTTCTTCATAAATCTATATAATACCTTCTATTAATAGAGTATCTTACCGGACCTTTTATTTTAGAAAAAACTTCAGTAACTCTATGTATTTCATATGGAGGAAAAATTAAACAAGAGTTATGTGGAGTGTGAGGGGTATAATTATATTTAGAAAAAATTAAATTACCTCCCGTATGTTCTTTTACTTTAAGTAAATATAAAAATGTTAATACAGAGCCATCATGGTGATTTGGATAACTGGATCCCTGACGGTATCTTTGTATAAAGGTAGTATCTTTATTAGTTAATGGTAAGTACTGTAAAAAAGGATTTAATTCTCCATATTCATCTAGTTTTAAATCTATTATTCTTTGTGTAGCTTTTAATATTGAACTTTTATGACGTTTATTATTATAGATAACATCTAAACAAAAAGGCTCTGAAGTAAACGATCCATGCCCTAAAGATTTATTATGTTGATTAACATAATCTTTTGGAGGTTCTGCAAACCCCTGTAGTTCAGCTACTATGTTTTTTAATGTAGACTTTTCAAAACAGTTGTAAATTATAGTGTGATGAAAAGGATACTGTAGATGCTGTATTGTTAATTCTTTATTCATTTTTTTACAACCATATTCCAATCTAAGTTTTGTATTTCATCAAGATGAACTATTCTTTGTTTAGTTATTTTTAAGTAATTATGTAATTCTTGTATATCTATTATTAACCAATCTTTTTTCCTTTCAAAAACCATCTTCTCAGCTTTAGTGCCTGTGTCTCCAGTTTTTGCCCATTCGCCTGAAGAGAGCTGATGCATCTCTCTGACATCAAATTTATAAAAACCATTTTGGCCCTTAAGAATACCTGCAATATTCCAAGATGTTTTTTCTTTTGGTAATTTAACTTCTGTTAAATATTTAGAAAAACGCTTTAAGATCTTGGATGAGTCTATTAATTTCATTAAATTTAGCCATAATTACTTTGTACTTAGCTATCTTATTAGAATAGTCTTCATTGAGTTCTTGTAAACTAGTAACGTGTAATTTATTTTTTTCTAACTCTTGTTTTATTTCTTGAGTCAAAAGTTGTTCTGATCTCAAAACAAGCTTTTGATTTATTAGTTCTTGTTCTAACTCTTTTATTTTTTTATCTTTGTCTTCCATTGTTCTCCTCCCAAAATTTTAATTCATTAAAGTTAAATGAAATTAAAAATCTATCTTTTTTTAATTTATGTTTTTTTACCATATGTAAAGTATCTCCATGAAAAAAAACTAATTTACCTATTTTTTCTTTAATATTAATATTAAATTGTGGAAAGAAAGTTCCTGGTCCTCCCTCAGTTAAATACAACACACCGGACATCATTGATGGAGTGTGTTTATGTTGGTAAGTTTCTACATAATTAGAAGACCATGTTCCCCAACAATTATCTAATTTTAAAGAAGGCAATTTTAATATTGATACCAAAGAATTCATATTAGCAAATATCTTTTCTATAGCAACATCATTTATGAAACAGTTCCAATTAGTCATTTTATTTCTAACGTTTGTTTTATAACTAATATTTTCATTAATATTCTTTTTAATCTTATCAATAAAATACTCTACATCTAGACCTTGCAACTGTCTTTCACACAAGAAAAGATTAGTTGTAGTTTCTACTTGTTTATAGATTACTTTCTGATTAGTCATCCTTTACTTAAAATACCTCTTGTCTTATATATAAAAAATTGATAAAAAACAATAAAAAGATAGAGAGATAATAATGAAACTTAAATGGCAATATTGGTACTTTAAAGATGCTTTATCACATAAATTCTGTGATGATATAATTAAGCTTGCTGATACTAAAACAAAAGCTCTAGGGACTATCAGTGGGGTTCAAGGTAAAAAAAAGAGGATAAAATCTAAACAAAAATTATTAAAACACAGGAACTCTAAAATAGCATGGTTAAACGAACCATGGATCTATAACGAACTTCATCAATTAGTAATAAAAGCAAATAAAGATGCCGAATGGAATTTTCAATTTGACTATAGTGAAAACCTCCAGTTTACTCTTTATGAGAAAGGTCAGTTTTATGAATGGCATCAAGACTCTTTTGATAGTGTAATGTACAATAAAGGTGATCCAAACTACAATGGTAAAATAAGAAAACTATCTGTTACTGTTTCTTTAAACGACTCAAGTGAGTACACAGGAGGACGTTTACAATTTATGGATCGGGCAGGACTGAAACAAAAAATAATAACTTGTGAAGAAATTATATCAAAAGGATCGGTGGTAGTCTTTCCATCATTTATGTGGCATCGAGTTACTCCGGTTAAAAAAGGAATAAGAAAATCTTTAGTAATGTGGAATTTAGGATATCCGTTTGTTTAATGAATCTTACAAAAATACAAAAAGTTAAAAATCATACAGATATAAAAAACAATTTATTAAAATTAATATCTAAAACTCCAGGTAAAAAATGGACTAATTCAGATAAAACTGATTTAGATTATGACGTTACTTTTACAGATTGGGAAGTTAATCAAGAATACGATTACAAAAAGTACTACTTAAAACAAATTTACCCTTATTTTGAAAACATGGAAAAATTTATTAATTGTTGCAGATCGATAATACATAATGTTTGGTTTCACCAATACCATAAAAATGATTTTCATGACTGGCACATACACGCTGGCTGCCAGTTTGCAAGTGTTTACTATTTAGAGCTACCTAACAAAAAATATTCTACCGAATTTTATGATTTTGAAAATAAAAAAATTATAAGATATGACATAGAGGAAGGTGATATAATTATATTTCCTTCTTATATACCACACAGAGCGTGTAAAATTTTAGACAACAAAAGAAAAACTATTATTTCAGCCAACTATAGTTTACAATTATTAGACAAAAAATTTTATGAAGAAAAGGTGAGCTAATGAATTATTTTCAGAAGAACAGATACGTAGTAATAAAAAATGCTATATCAAAAGAGCTAGCTGAGTTTTGTTGTGATTATTTTTCTTTAAAAAGAGATGTGCATTTAACAATGTTAGAAAACAGATACATAAGTCCATACGTAGAATATTTTGGTAAATATGGTGATCCACAGGTTCCAGACACTTATTCACATTATTCTGATATTGTGATGGAAACTTTGTTAAGTAAGCTTTTACCTGTTATGGAAAAAAACACAGGACTCAAATTGTACCCAAATTATTCATACGCAAGAATATATAAAAAAGGTGACATCTTAAGAAGACATAAGGATAGAATGAGTTGTGAGATATCTACGACCTTAAGTCTTGGTGGTGATCCATGGCCTATCTATTTAGAACCAAATAAAAATATAGGTAACCCTAAAGACGGTAAACCTGGAATAACTTGGGCCAGTAACAATAAAGGTAAAAAAGTAAATTTAAAACCTGGTGATATGTTGATTTACAGAGGTTGTGATTTAGAACACTGGAGAGAAGCGTTAAAAGGAAAAAGCTGTACTCAAGTATTTTTACATTATAGTGATCAAAAACAAAAAGGTGCTAAAGAAAATATTTTTGATGGAAGACCTCATTTAGGTCTTTGTAACTATTTTAACGCTAAAAAAATTAGTTAGTAGGGTCCCAAGACTGAGTGCTTTCATTCCACACATGATTACCTTCAGGTTTTTCTACAGGTGCTTCATACCTACATGTTGTCTCATTTAAAACCCAACTTGCGTGTTTTTTATTAGGTATAAATGCATCTCTTGAGGCATCATAAGTAAAACCTGGAGAAGCATAATTTTTTCTAAAAGAATCATCTATTGACGTTTGAACATATTTAACACCGTTAGCTGAAAGACCTACTATTCCTTGAAAATGAGTAGCAGCACTTTCTGATTGATCGCCACCGTTAGCATCAATATCAGCTTGGTCAGCTACAAGAACTCTTAAAACAACATTATTTGAATCTAATTCTGCAAAGTATGCCATTAATCAACCTGTACCGTTCCTGACACTGTGAATGTCGCTATTTTATCACCACCTGGATCTGTTGATGTTTGATTTGATCCTGGAGTAACAGTAAAGGTAACATCACTAGGTGCTCTAAGAATAATTCTTCCAGATCCACCTGATCCACCTGTGTTTGCCATATCGGATCCACCGCCGCCACCAGAGCCTGAATTACCAGAAGCTCCACCGCCTGGGCCGTTACTTCCTCCGTTACCAGCGCCTCCGCCGCCACCAGAGCCTGGGCCACCAGAAGGTCCTGGTCCTGAGCCACCGCCTCCGCCACCGCCGGCATAAGCTACCGATGATCCGGATATTGAATTTGATACTGATGATCCACCTGGAGTGCCTGGTTTACTTGAACCTGGAGTTCCTGCGCCTCCGGCACCTCCACCGCCGCAGCCACCATAACCGGCTGGGTTAGTTGGAGTTCCTCCGTCGTTTCCTTCGGGTGGAGTGTAACCTCCTGCGTTTCCTGAACCACCTGGAAGTGTAGGGTAACCCCCACCTCCGCCAGATCCGCCATCAAAAGCAGGTCCTGTTCCGCCTCCGCCTCCACGGCCTCCGCCTGTGGATGCAAAATCTCCTACAGAAGAATCTGTACCTGAAAAATCATGTGCTCCGCCGCCACCAATTGTAACTGTAACTGCTTTACCTGCATCTAAGTCTATACCAGTTCCGCCAGGGAAAGAAGTCCTGAAACCGCCAGCACCTCCGCCACCTCCGGATCCGCCGCCGTCTCCTCCGCCACCGCCACCTGCGATGACCATATATTGTACTTCAATTTTTTTTGCACCGGATGTGAATCCAAAGCCTTTTACTGCTCCTGCTCCTCTTGATCCTATAATTGGCATCTTTCTTCTATCCTCCTATTAAGCGAATTGAGTCTGAGCTGCTAACGCTGTGAACGTAGCATCACCAGTCTTAATCGCTGTGTATGTATAAACATCTAATGAGTTAGCATTTCCAGCTGAAGGCGCTGCTCCACCTTGCCATTCTGGAGTTACAGAAGATCCATCAATTTGAAAAGCATTATTGTAATATGGTGTAGCACCTTGTTTTACAATAAATGCTACAGTAATAGATTCACCTGTATCCATAATAGAGTTTAATGAATTAGATCCATCTCCTCTTAAGTTTACTGTGAAGTTTGCTGCTGCATCAGTTGTGTAATTTAAAACTGCTTGTGTAAGAACATCATAGTTAATTGTTCCAGTAGCTGCTGTTGCAGATGTTGTAACTTTTTCTGCAACACTTTGAATTTTACCTTGACCGTTAAAAGTTGTTCTACCAATACCTTTTGGTGTTAAATTTAAATCAACATTACTGTCTCCACCTGTAGCTTGAATATTAGGAGCATTTCCTGTTGCTGCGTTTACTACAGTTAATTCGTTTACTGCGGAAGCAGTTGTAGTAAATTTAATTTGTTCTAAACCATTTTCATCACCGATGAAATTACCATTATCAATTAAAATATTATTTCCG